TCTGCAATAAGCTGAGTGTTAGGTAATACTGATCCTACTGGAACAGCTACTTCTAAATTAATTAAATCTCTTTCTTCAAAGTTAGCTTCTTTAAAGCCATTGTCTGAAGCAGAAATGTCTTTAATTGTAACAGTGTTACCTGATACAGACTCAACTTCACCTAAAATACCAGATGCATCATTAAACAAACATCTAGACATGTTTCTCATAAAAGACTCAACACCTTTCTTAACAACTTCTTTAGTAGCTCTAACGAAAGATCCTTCATCTTTAAGAGCAGCTTTAATTGTCTCACGATCAATTTCAACTACTGCATACATTTTTTTAGATTGTAGCTCTGCTCTTTTGTACATTGCTACGTTGGCTTTTGGTAGAGAACCAGAACCAACACCACCACTAAAAGATGATGGAATCGTAATTTGAATTTTTTCACCTACAAAATTATAGGATTTCTTTACTCGCCCCAATAAGACGTTAGCCGAGTTATATACATTCTCAGAAAGCTTCTCGTACTTAATCTTAAATAGAGCTGACGCTTCTTCTAGCGTAAACAACTTTTCATAAGCCATTTTTTACTCCTTACGTTTAAGTTTATAAATCTTCAAAATCTACAATATCTTCATTAACTATAGACTTTGACACCTTTTTTTGTTTCTTAGAGGAGGATACCTTTTTAGAAACACTTTTAGACGCATCTTTCTTAAAGTCACTAAAAACTTGTTGAACCACTTCGAGCAGGTCATTGTCATCAAATTCGGGATTCTCCACAATCACTTTTTGAAGGCTTTCAATAACCGGATCTTGTTGGCTTAACACTGGATCAACTTGATCAAGAATAGATTCTGCTTTGGAGTAAGCCGAGCTGTGTATATAATACTCAGCAACGGTAGCAGGATTTATTTCTCCTTCAAAGTCAATTTCCAAGAGTTCTTGGTAAGCTTTTTCAAAATCTTCGTCTGAGATACCATGAGCTTCCTGTACATTAGCAATTTCATTTTCCAGTTCCCTAAGGGCTTGCTGGTCTTGGTACTGCTGTTGCGCAGATTCATGTTGTCGCATTAGATACTCGTTTTGAAAAGCGAGTTCTTCTGCTCTGATTTGATCCTCTGACATATTTGAACGTCTTTCCATCTCAGGAACTAGTTGGTTCAGAAGGTCCCGTCTAAACTCGTACGGCTTCATTCCAGCAAACTCCGCAAAATATTCTAACGCTCCCAGAGCATCGTTTTGCCTAAATTTTTCGGCAAAATCATTTATATAATTATTTATTTGATCTATTTCAGTATTATATTGATTTTGTTTTGTTTCAAACTCTTTCTTTTGACTAGAAAACTCTTGAAACTTTTTATCATAAGATACTTTACCACTATAGTTGTTTAATAGAGATTGTAAGTCTACATCTACTTCTTCTCCGTCAACTTTGTGTTTAAACATCGTGTTAGCCAGTAACTCGACATCTTCTTCTCCTTGTTTCGCAAGGATTCTTTTAATTTCCTCTTCATACGTTTCTTGTTCAGGCGACTTCTCTTCTCCATCACCTTCTCCCTCATACCGTTCCTCGTCCTTTTGTGACGATTTCTTTTCAATACTTTTTTCTGCTGCATTAAGTAATTTTTCCTCACTTCTTCCATCGGTCAAAGAATCGAGTTCATCAAAAGATAATGCTGACGCATCTGTTGAATCTATTGAATCATTAATTGCGTCCTCAATCTGTGCCGAAATGTTTTCTACTTGCTCACTCATTTTTTACTCCCTTTCGTTAGTTCTTCCTTACTTTCTATTTCTGATTTATCTTCTCCTGGTATTACTCCTTCAGCCGGTAAACCTTGATTAGCTTGTCCTTGAACAATAGCTCTTTGATGTTCTGTAGACCTTGGAATAAATCCATTTGGAAATACTGGAAAGTTTGGTAGTTCAGCTAGTTTAGCTTCAAAAGCTGGATTATTTTTAGCTTTTTCTACCATAAGAAATTCATGTATAGCAATATGCTCCATCATTTCTTCTCTATATTCTACTGGACACTCTTCTTTGAACGTACGCTCTTGCATTGCTTTGGTATGAGTTTTCCAGTGTACAATATGGTCTTCAAATTCTTCAGGATCTCCTACAAAGCGTCCTGCCATAATATCTTCATTCTCAGACTCAGCAGCTCTTACAGATACAGTCATTAGACTATTCATTTTGTCAGAGTTACCTAGGTCTAGTAAATCAATCCATCTTTCATCAGATAATAAATTAGGCTTCATTTGCATTACTTCAATAATACGTTGTACTTTACCAGCTTTACTCTCTGGTAATCCTGAGCCTAATTCTAATCTAACATCATAATTCTTGTGTAGATTAGCTGTATCAAAATGTCTTATACTATATCTATTGTTTTTACCTACGATACGTAACATACGACCGTCTTCAGGGTCATACTTATCCCCACACACAGCGATAGTCATACGAGCTAGTGATTTGATCATGTCATTATGTTTAATAACTGTTGTACTATTACGCTCTTGTTCTTGCTCGTTTAGAAATTGTAAAGCTACGGCTGCTGTAATACCTTTAGGAGGTTGTCCTCTAGATACTCCTTGTACACCATATATTTGTCCCATTTCATTACGTAAAGCATCTCTGAACTGGTACGCTTCAGGTGGGTTAGGCATTGTCTGTAGCATTTGAGGAGGAACAGGACCTTGGTATTGAACAATAGTGTTATCATTACCTAGTGACTCTATCTTACAAGCACCTCTAGGCATAACCCATTTAGCGTGTCCCATCATGTAAATATTTTTAGCTAGTAATGTTGAAAGATTGTCGTGCATGTTCTGAATTGGTCTTACTAGCTCATATTGAGACACACCATTTAATTGTTCTGGTATATCCATATCTGTCATACGTATAAAAGGAAGATCCCCATGTGAAAATTGACATCCACTCATTTCTAGTATTACATCGTCTGTAAATTTAACGTACGCACCTTCTGGACAGTGTTTTGTCTTTTTATGAAAGAACTCATAATAAACTGTATCTTCTTCTAAGAAGTGTTCTGCTAAATCATCTGCATCAAAAGATTTTACATCTGTAGATTCTTTAATCTTATGTGCTTTACTAGGATATTCTTTTTTCAAAGTTTCTGTAGCTTCTACTCTTACTCTAAAGCAATACTCTACTTGATCAAAGTTTTTTTGTCTTTGTAAGTACACTCTCCAAGGAACTTCTACTTCATACTTAACGTCACCTGTCTTTATAGGTTTCTTTGGATCAATTTTTAAAGCTTGTCCTTCAGAATCTAGTACAGGGTTTCCTTGCTCATCTAATAGATCTAATTTTAAATTAAGATCTCTAGCTTTAACATACATAGGATGTAAATCACCTTTATCTTTATCCCATGTAACAAAACAATAAGATTCTCCAAAAATAAAAGCATTACGCAACATTCTTTGACGTAACTCATCTACATTGTTAATGTACCATAAATGATCAATAAGAAACTTTACAGCCTTAGCTGCATTTCTATCTTCATACTCATCATTAGTAGGTAATACATTTATAGCTGGTTTTAGCCTAGATAGTTGAGAAATACGAGTTTCTGTCATATCATGTAAATGATTTACAATAAATTTGTTTACTCTTTTTATAAACTGTCTATCAGCTCTCCTAATATCTGATCGGCTAGATGAGGCTGAAACGCCTCTGTATGTCTCTAGATTTTTTCTGGCTTTGGAGTTTCTGGCTACTGATTGTTTCTCAAGAGTTTTAACTACTTTGTTACACCATTTTAATACTTCTTTCTCGTCCTTCTTATCTATTGCATGATATGGCTTGATATTGACTTTATCTGGTCTATCATCGCCTAATTCATCAAAATAACTCATTTATGCTCCTATACCATGCGGTAGATTTCTTCATTTTCATCTGCTTGCTCTTGATTTATTTCATCAAATACATCATCAGGGTCGGCAAACTTCTCTTTACTGAGAGCTTCCTCGGCTGGCATAAATTGTACGGTGTGTGTTTGTTTTTCTAAACTTTTCACCAAAATCAGAGCATACAGCGTAAAAGGTAACAGAATCATTGTTAAAATGCAAGAAATAATTGAAAAAATTATTGAAATTTGAATAATATCCATAGTTTAGTCCTCCCAAGGCATTATATTGTAAGTCCAATCTTGATCTTTGCCGAACTCTCCAATATCTTGTTTAATTGTTCTCATTCCTCTATCTCGTTCATCTTTTTTTATTTTCTTTTCTATGACTTCGTTCATATCATAATTAGCGGCTGCGTTTAAATAACGCCAGCAGTCAATTAAATGGTCATTTTTCTTAGGTACATCTCCTTTATCTGTTCTTACGTATTGTTGTATTTCCCATTTTAACTTTACCATACGATCACTAAAAGTAATAGCTTCATACAACATTTGATCTTTACATAATGACAGACCATTTTCCTTTTTATGTAGATGCTTTGCTGTTGGCATAAAATAGTCTCCAAATTGACCCATTAATTCTGTAGCAAACCAGGCGGCTGCTTCATCATATACTTTGTACCAATCATCTATTTCTATGTAAGGATTTAATTCTTTCATTTTAGCTTTTATTCTGGGATATATTTGTCTGACTGATGTATTTTCTTGCGAAGTTTCGTAAAGTTCATCAAGAAGATACACCTGTTTAGTATAAGGATTGATAGCAGCAAAAAGAACGGCAAAACAAGTAGTGGAGCCAGGGTCAGTAATACAGTACCAATCAAGCTTTTTAATATCCTTTCGTATTTCATTTAAGACTCCTGCGAACGGTTCCATTTTTTTGGCATCAAACATGGGGAAAATAGCGTTCCGTCCTCCGAGAGAGATTTCACCAAAATACTCTCGTTTGACAACATCATCTTCACCACGAGCCCTGAGCTTTTCAATTTCTTTGTCGATCTCCTCTTTAGGCATGTGTGGGTTATCATAAGATGAGGCGATGATATGTGCGCAATCCTTTCTTTTAAGACATTCATCTGCAAACTCCATATATTGCTCTTGGTTACGGTCGCCTGGCTTAGGCGGTGTTCCGATTATTACAAGAGGTGCTTTACGTACAATGCGGTTCGGGTTCATTTCTGTATGAAACATAGGATGGAATACTTTAAACTCATCATACACTACAAAGTCAGGTGTAAGACCGTTGGCAGCAGCCCAGTTCTCTGAACCTACAATTTTTATACTACTGTTATTTTTAAATGTGATACGTGAGTCAGTATTTGCTATATGTTTTATATACTTCTTTAGCGGCTCTTCTCCTCCTGGTACAAAACGTCCCTTATCATCTTTTTCCCTACCGAATTGAGATAGACGACCGTTATGCCAGATAATCTCTCTACCGTGAGCTAGTTCAGGAGTAATGTAATAACAGGTTGAGCCTGGATGTAATAGAGCATGTCTCCATAGCATGTAAGCAGCAAAATCCGTTTTGCCCCATTTACGTCCACACTGAATAAACACAGTACCTACCTCTCCTTTTATAAGAGGCATACCTACTTTTACTTGTCCTTCATGTGGAGCCCAGTATTTATGCAAGTCGTCCATGATTTGCAAATATAGGGCATCACTAGGTTTTAGATCTATTAGGCTCATCGTCTTCTAGGTATCCTTTCGTATCTTGTCATACCTATAAGAGGACATTTAGAGTCATATACTTTATAACTACCAAAAAATGTATTTACTGTTCTACTAGTCTCTTCATTAATTAGCTCTTCACTACAACTAACCTTACTAATTTGATCTACAAAATTTTTCTTTACACAATCATATCCATGACACCAGTATTCGTCTTTTGCATACGACTGATACTTTTTTAAGCTAAGTCCCATACGTTTAGCGTTTACTATTTCCATAGATTGTACTATACCTGTCCATAATTCTAACTGGGTTTCAACATCTCCTTTATTAAATGTACCTCTAAATCCTCCGGCTGCTCTGTGAGCCATAGACATCATGTTAGATAAGCCATGTCTCTTGCCAGGACAAGCTTGTAGAAAGTGATGTGCCATAGAATGAGCTTTTTTAGCTATGCACTCCACATTCCTAGGTATCGTAGCAAATAACTGAACAAAATTGAGCCCATCGTAGACAGAACCACCAGGACTATCAAGAACAATATATAACGTGTCCCCTGGCTTAGATTTGAAACTAAGTTTGAGCAAATTTGTTGAAGCTTTAGCAACGCTTTGAGCATTTACAACCCCCTTGAATACAATATGGTTATTCTTCGTTAGTGTTATCTGGCTCATCGCTATCATTGGAACCAGAAGTAGTAGTGCTAGTAGTTTTTTCATCGTTAATCTCCCTAAAACTCGCATCCTCGATGTAGAATGGGTCTTTCTTTAATTTTGCCTTCAACTCGATTACCGTAGAAGGCTTGTGTTCACTAATTATATCGGTAGGCTCCCCATCATCTAATCTGATAATACGATCTATCTCAGATATAATGTTAGTTAGCAATCGAGCTTCATGTATTGTAGGCGGCTTGTCCCTTTTTTTTAGGTCTTCTATAGCCCTATCTACGCAATCAAGTGAGTTTGATGTAAGGTTTACTAGTATGGCTCTCTTGTTGTCAGCCAAGTCTCGTAAAATTTCTTTACGTACCATGTTCCTTTCTTCTTCCCACTTGTTTTTATGATATACCAATGTTCTATACTTAATATTCAGAACCTTAGCTATTTCCTTTAGAGGTTTAAAGTCCATAAACATTTTTTTAGCTGTATCTAGGTCATACTTTGACTGTACTTCACTCATTTCTTACTACCCTTGCTTAGGAATTGCCATAGTTCAGGATTATCATTTATTATTTGCATCAAAACTGGCGATATAAGTCTAATAAGGTTCTCCTCTTTGTCATACTCTTTTTTGTCAGGGTCAAAGTTAAATACTGCCTCTGCTTTATCTTCCATTACTACGTGAAGTAGCTCATGCAGTAGTGTTTCTCTGAGTATCTCATCATTCTTACATTTGTATATAGTAACTGTTTTATTATGTGAGTCCGTCTTACCATACATCTCCTCAGCCTCTTCCTGACTCCAGTATATTTGCCAGTTATAACAGCCAGCCTTAAATTTGGTAGGTTTTCTCATTTTCTCACCTTAGCACAGTACATTGCACATGTCAATACCTGGACAGCCCCTTTTTACACACTTCGCTTCGCTCGTATGTAAAAAAGTCTACGCTTACGCTTGTCTGTGGGGGAGTGGTAGTTTCGGGTACCCCTATTCCAGGTTATATAACCCCTAATCGAGGTTGTAGCCTAAGTTAGATGTGATTACGGGGGGTTAGAAGTCTAGGGGTGTGAAAAAATACAGGTCGATGCTGTTTTTAAAACTTATTTTTTATTATTCTCAGGTACCCCTTGCAAATTTATGGGGGGGTATAAATCCGGTGCAAGAACCATGCCAATCTACCTTAGGCAAGAGCTTAATCTTTTGGCACGAAACTTGCTGGGATTGTTTGCGTGGGAGAGAGGTCAGACTTTATTGGCACGAGAATTGCACAGACTTGCTTGGCGCAAGATTATTTTTTATTATTTTTATTTTTTTATTGACACTGTGCATAAAATATGTTATTATATATGTATAAACAAAACAAGGGAGACAAAATGTTTGACATCTGGTACATAATGGATATCATCGAAGCAGCTAAATCAGATAAGAATTTCGACAATAGTAACGCAATGGAGATTGCAGACCTTTACGGTAGAGACCCAAAGGACGTTGAAAATGACATTATCTGCAAAAGAGCGCACCTTGAAGAAGTAAAGAAATCTAAAGAGTCTTTAAAAGTTTTAAAAGGTGAGCTTGACAAATTAGGATAATTAAATTAGTATTGACACTGTGCATAAAATATGTTATATTATATATAGATCAAAACAAGGGAGAAAACATGAAAGGATTAAATTATACAATTGTACATCTATTGAGAACAGTAGAACCAAAGGGAGAATTTTCATTTCACGCCTGGA